ACCTTTTTGCTCAAGAGTTCCCATACCACGAGTTGAAACACCTAGCTTAACTCCACCATCTAAGAGACCTTTCACAATCTTACCATTAGGGGTGTCAAGAATAAGTGCTTTCCCCATCACGTTATTACCGTCCCAATTCAGTTCGGTAATGCGATGGGAAACTTTATCTAAGTTAATGATAGGACCTGCAGGGTGATTCAGTTCACCTACTGCACGCTGGGTTTTCACCTGTTCCTTATCATACTTAGAAACTGCTGATTCCAAAATTGCTTTTGGATAAATTCTTCCATTGCGGTTTTTCTGTTCCGCTTGGGCAAAGATACCTTCAATAATGTAATTCTTACCGCCGCCTTCTTTAGCTTCGACGATATAAGAAACCTGTTCCGTATGTTCTGTAATCAGTTTCATTTGAATCTACCTTTTACCCATCATGCTGCCGAATTGCTTGGCAGCTCTCATTGCTTCTTTCTCAGTGCGCAGAGTATCGACCACCTGGTTGTCAAACATTACGTTGAACTTACCTTTAGTGTCTTTAGTTACCATTGTTTCTCCAGCTTTTGTATCTAAGACCTTAATGATCTTTTGACCTCTTGGAGCAATATTTTTGGCAAACTCTTTAAAGCTCTGCATCTTCTTCTGTTTCTTCTTCTTCAGTTTCTACTTCAATTTCATCTTCATCATCAATATCAATGTCCTCTTCAGGATCAACACCATTATACACTTGGTTAGCGATCATAGCCTTATGTGATTCAAGGCGATCTGCTAAACGAGTATTAATCATGTCAGAGAACTGCTTCTCTGCCTCTACAAAGTTCTTGTTCGCGACATTGTCTAAAAAATTATCAATATTCTCAACCATTGAAAAAGTCCTTATAATTTTATTTAAAAGTATTTATAATAATTTTGTTTTTAATCAAATATCTGGTTCTTGATCTTGATCCGGAATTTCACCGTCCTTCTTTTCTTGATCAATTTGATCTTTCATAGTTTTGATATCGTCATCGGTCAGCATTAATACGTTCTTTTGTGCCCATTCCTTTGAGTAGAATGTGCCGAGATATGGTTCAATCTCACGAAGCATATTGACCCGCTCTCTTAACATTTCTGAGTTTTTCAGCTCAGAGAAGTAATTGTCTGTAATATAATCTACATGCAGATCGCCTTTCCAAGATTCCCAGTCGTCCTCTGTGATTATGCCTTTGAGAAGTAACTGTTTTTTCAAAATATTCATGAAAAGATCAGAGAATCTACGACGAAGCCTTTCTATGAACTTTTGAAACTTAAACTCGTCTCTGGTAATCTCAGAAGTTCTTCCAAGAATACCTCCGCCCTGTTCTTCTGGATTGATTCTACCAACAGGAACGTTCAGAGCTTTGAAAACTTTCTTTTGGAAATACACAATGTCATCAATCTCTCCGAGGTTTTGTCCTCCTGGAAGAGTTGAGATCTCAGTCCCTCTACCGCCTTCTCTACGAGGAAGCCAGAAATCTTCAAGCATTGACATGTGTTTAGAATCATTTTTCAAATCGCCTGTATTGGCATCATAGACAAGCTTGTTTCTATAGCGAGTCATAATGTCTTTCAGATATTGTTCGGCTTTACCTCGAGGTAAGTTACCCACATCGATATAAAAGATTCTTCTTTCAGGCGCTCTAGCCAATCTATAGATGATTAATGCATCTTCCATCATCCGAAGCTGGTTAATAGGCTTCATTGCTTTATCTAAGTAGGAAATAACTTTCTTTCTACTTGCATCCAATAAACCACTAGTCACATAACTAATAGCATCAGGAGAGATTTTTAAAGCATTATTATTCTTTTGACCACCGGAAATATTAGTGCCTGTTTCACTTTCCGTATAAATGAAATATTCTTTAATGTTTTTGACAATATTAGCACCAGTAACAGGGTCTTTTTCTTTTTTGATCTCTTTGACTTTACGGATCTTAAGAGCATCAATAGGCCTAATTTCTTGAATACCCTCTTGAGCTTTAGAGGGATCAATAACTAGGTGATGATAGATTCTACCATCAATATAATACCTACGGAAAATATCGTGGCCATAGTTTTGAAAGTCCAGCATAGCCGCAACATTATCAAATTCTTCTTTGATTTGCTTTTTAATAGAATCTGTTGTATCTACGTTATCTAGATTTAGTTCAACAACTTCATCTTCTCCAGAAATGACCTCATTGACAATATCTTCAATGGCTGCGTCAACCTCTGGGTGAGCTGCAACATTTCTGTATTTTTTAATTAGATCTTTATCGTCTTTTGCTTTTTCGCCACTCAAATCGATATACGAACCATAGTGGCTGCCGGCCGCAGTGATATAACCTGCGCCATCATCATCTAAGGGCGGAACAATAGATGGAAGCTGTTTCTTTTCTTGTTCTCTTCTGGATCTACGAATCTCCAGTCCAAAGAGTTTTAAGCTATCGTCTGCCAAAATACTTCTCCAAATGCAATTGTAGGGGAGAGCCTATTCCCTCCCCTACTTTATTTATTGCAATCTTAACTAGGTAGTTGTGTTAGATTCCCAGTATTGAACCTGGAAAGTTACAGAGAACTCTTCGATTGCCGCTGCAGGATCGTAGGACAGATCGATAGGATCAATATTGGTTGGGAAACAACCACGGAAGTTATATGTCTTAAGGACTGTTTCGTCCTTATCTAATTGCTCTACAATCAGGTCAGCTTGGTAATCAGTAGGGTTTACCAGACCAGTGTTTGCAGAGTGTGCATTAATACCGTTCATCCATCTTTCCATGGAATCACGGACGACGAAATCAGTATCGTTAATGATCGTTGGTGTCCATACGTCAAACGTACGATCACCTGCAATCTTTAACTCACGACCTCTAAACGGTACAATGATCTCTTGCATGATAGAACCAGGAAGCTGAGCTGCCCGACACATGAAAGATGTGACTTCTACGTCACCCTGAGCATAAGCTGGAAAGTTGATCGTTGCCTTGAATAGATTAGGTCTAGCACCGCCACCTTTCAGTTTTGCTTTGAAGTCATCAACTCCAAGAATAGCCATTTCTTATATCTCCTTAGTTATGCGGTTATGCTTGACCTGCTACTTCTTCAAAGTCCACACCGGTTCTAGTAGCTACGAAGTTCAGAGTTACGTAGTTAATAGATCTGGAAGGCTTGATGAAGATTGTAGCAACAAACTCATTGCGATCAATTACAGCTGCAGTGTTATTAGTCGCATCACACACCACTCTAAAGTCAGTTAAACCTCTACGACCCTTGACGTCTCTAAGGACAGGTTCGATGATATTAACAAACTCGGCTCTTGTAAACTCATCATTGAGTTCGAAGAGTACGTTTTGTGCTGCTCTACTAATAGCTCTCTCCAGAGTAATAAACAATCTACGAACGTTAATTCTGTCAAACGCAGATGGACGTCCTAACATTGTCTTATCGCCAAAGAGGGTTACACCTTGACCAGGAAGGTTGGTAATTGGGTTTACACCAGCCTTATACAGGGTATCTCTGTCTGTTTTATTTGGGTTGTACGCCAGAGAAACCACATTGAAGTAGGTACCTCTGTTTGTACCAGCAGGAGAGAACCATGGAGCAGTGTCTCTGTCAGATCTAGCCATAAGACCCGCAGTTGCACCAGAAGCTGGAATATGAATGAACTGATCGTTGTACTTATCAAAGATCTTAAGGTGCTGGTTATCTACAAAAGCATATGAGCTCTTAGCCAAACCGTTAGCAAAGGTAACAGTGTCAGCAACTTCGTTTCCGCTGTTGTTAACAACTTTTGCTTTAGGTGGAGAAATAACAGCAACACAGTCTTTACGAGTTGTACCTGCGATAGTGATCAGGTTTTCTGCAATTGCATCTGCGCTATCAGCCGTAGCTGGAAGAGCAGGAGCAATCAGGAAGTCTACCTGATAGGTATCTTTGTCTTGAATAAGATTGTAAGCAGTGTTAATCTGTGCGGGAGTCAGAGTCCCAGAGTTTGCGCCGTTCTTAAGGGAAACAGACTTGGTAGCAACACTAGTAAGCTTGTAGTTTTTACCGTTAGTTGCATCTGTACCAGCTTCAGCATCGTTGGTATAATCGGAATCAAAGCCTGCAGCCCAGATGTAACTAGACTGGTTGTTAATGACATCGATTAAGTAGTTGCTGGATCCGTCAGTATTCTTAGCATCGGATGCCAGAGACAGGAACGGATAGGTTTCCAGAACAGTGTTACGAGTGCCGGTAAATTCACCATCTTCGTCAACAACGATAACATGCACTTCATCGTTAGAAGCACCTTTATTGGTTGCATAAGTCGAAGTTCCCGGAGCAGCATCAAACTTGCTCTTATAGCTCCAGTTAGTGAAAATAGTACTAGCAGAAGAATCCGCGGGGCACATTTCTACTTTCAGAGAGTTGCCCAGAGAACCTTTCCACTTACCAATGAACGTGTGTCCATTTGTATCAAGAGTGGCTAATTGGTTATCAAACTCATCTCTGTTATTAATAGTAGCAGATGTAGAGGCATCAGAGTCTCTAGCGTTTGCTGCTGTGCCGTCAACAGCTCTAATCGTCAGAAGGCTGTTAGAATAAGTTAAGAAAGAAGTAGCTGTGTGAAAGTCTACACTTGTATTGGTGTCTGGAGCAGAGAACCTTTCTACTAAATTGGCTTCATCATTAACTAGTGTTGGAATATTAACTGGACCCCAGTTAAAATTACCAACAAACGCGCCAGTGGTTGTCTGCACATTGGGAACAATCCCAGTGTTATCAACCTCTTTTATGGTTACTGCTGGAGACTCGGAAGGCGAAAATAAAGCCATTTGAAAGTCCTCTTAGTTTTTCGTTGTCTAAATAATAAGTAAACATTATAAGGTGAATCAATACACCGATAATTATTTATAATTAAACGATTTTTAGAATAATCCAGTACTTTCAACCTCTTTCCAATGAGAAGTTTTCTCTTCTGTTCCATCATCAATGATGCCAACTGGCACTATTTCATCCTCGATTTGTCTCATTTTTTCTTCGTATAACATTTGTTTGATCGTCATATCCGTTTGATTGAAAAAGTTTTCAGTGCCAACATACCATGCAAACATGACTAAGTTCATAACTAAGTCATCATGGTTACCGTCAGATGCTTCAAACGAATTACCTCTAGCTTCAAATGTAGAGCACTCACTGATTGTATTCAGATCCACAATTTCCAGTCTTTTTTCTTCGATTAGATCTTTGAGATTAGAGCAACCAATCCTTTTTACCTTTCTATTCATTGTCATACCAATTGCACCAGCCTTAATCATAGACTCTACATGTGTGTTTTCATATTCAATATCATAGTAAAGTCCATTGGCTACAACCGATCCTTGATCATTAGATTCGATAATGACATAGGCTTCCTTATATTTTTTTGCCCACTTGTGAATAATGTCAGGAAATAAGATAGGTGAAATAAGATTGTTTCTGTAACACGCGACCTGCTTAAATGGTCTAGTAGTAATATCAATGATATTAAACGTTGAATAGTCTTGACCACGGCCCTTAGCTACGTCCACCGTCATGATATAATCATGATTTTCTTTAGGCTCTGCATATACATTAACATCACCAACAGCTACAGGAGGCTCTGCCTTCATGTTCATTAGTGCATCTGCAGAGATTAGTGTATTACCTGTACCGAAGAAAGTATTACCAAACTCCTGCTGAAACTGCAATTCTGAGGTATTGGCAATGGTTTGTTTCTTCCATTTCTCATCTCTACCGGGCACATCCCACCAGTCAACTCGGAATGGTTTGAATTCATTGACCTCCTGCACCGCGCCTTCATAGATCTTATGGAACACGTTACCGATACCGTTAGCAGTAGATGTAATAATAACTCTAGATGTTTTACCAGATGAGATAACAGGATATGTTGAGGTATAGAACTGTGCTGCGTTTTCTACAAATGCAAACTCATCCAGGAACAGCAGATTAACAGATAAACCACGAATGGAAGAACCAGATGTGGCTGCAGCAATAATCCGAGAGTTATTAGAAAACTCAATAGAACCTTTGTTTAGTGCTTTCGTACCAGGCTGCAGAAAGAACGGAATATTTTCTAATGCCAGTGTAATGCGTGCCAGCATTTCTCTTGCTGTGGCACCTTTGTTAGCAAGGATAGCAATAGTTTGATCTGGATGAAATAATGCATACCACAATATGTACATACACGAACTGATGGACTTACCAGACTGACGGCATGCTAACACGATAGAGAATCTATTATCCTGAAAGTGATTAAACATTTCTTTCTGATAAGGATACAGTTTGAAAGGAACAAGCCCTTCATCCAATGAAATAACTTTACCATAAGTCTGAGCAAAATATACAGGGTCTTGCATACAGCGCTGGTACTCTTGGATGTCTTCCTTAGTCCAACCTTGTTGTACGCCGTCTTTTTTTAC